TAATTTAAATAACTATCTGCTTTTTTGATTATTTTTTTAATTTCAGTTTTTGGTGATATAGTTAATTCTTCTTCATAGTTTTCATTAATAGCAACATAATATCCTGATTTAACATCAAAACCATAATCTATTACGGTTGCTGTTAAAAAATTATCGGGACTGTCATCTGGATTTAATAAATTGAATTGATCTCCAATAATAAAAGTTAATTTATCATAAAAATATATTGTATTACCAGAAGTGGATTTTATTTTATGAGTTGTTGGTATATTGTAGTTCCAAAAATTAAATTCTTTTCTGTCATTTAAATCAGTTCCAAATTCAGAAAGTTGTATTTTGTCCCCAACTCTTAAACTGGATGTTTGCGAATAATCAATAGTATCAATAATGTTAATTAATCTAAATTCAATTTTAGTTCCATCATCTAGATATGAATATAAAAAGTTTTCCTCTACTAATTCTTCCCCAAAGTTTAAATCTGCAATAACACCAGAAACTCCGAGAAATTCTGTTAAAGTTTTATCTGTATAAGTTAAAGTTATTGGATTTGCTAAATTTGATGTTTTTATAAACAAAGAACCACTGTTCTTAAAACCAACTGTAGAATCTACTATAATAGAATTCGAATCTTTAACAACAGATTCTGAAATATTTGTTTTTTTAGTGGATTCAAAATTAAATATAAAAGAAGTGGAATCTAAAGAAATTTCATACAAATCTCTATCATCCACTGGTCTATATTCTACATTATAAACTGCAGCACTAGCAGTTTTACCATTTTCTAAAATTTCAAATATAGTTTTTCCTTTTAATTGTTTTCTTAAATCAGAATCACTAACTCTATATGTTTCATCTCTAACTATCTGTTCTACTAAAATATTTTTAGTTACCAAATAATTATTATCTGATGGCCTTAAAATATAGTCCTGTGGTTTGATGATTTGAATGTCTTTATCAAAAAGAATACTGAATAGAATTTTATAAGATGTGTCAGTTCCTTTTGAGATATAAAAATCTTTTGCTCTAGATAAAATATTTTTTAAATTTAATCCGTTTACAAATTTTCTATCTTCAAATCCAGGTAAAAATTGAGTTTTGAATTTTTTAAAAATTTCGTTAAAAAATAATAAATTTAAATTTGTTACTGTTGATGATTTAATATGAGATGCTGAATCGGTGGATGAAAATACAAAAGAATCATTATTTGAATGTTGATCCATTCCACTAAATCCACGAACACATCCAGTAAAACTATTTGTAGTAATACCAGTATATGTGACAATCTCATCATCAATTTTCAATAAACCATATTTTTGTGGAAATCCAATCGTATGATTGACTAAAATTACATCATCAAAAGATGTTACATCTTCTGTTAAGGTGCAAGGAACTGCTGTAGCATAAAATGTTTCATTATTAAAATTATCAATACTTTTATATTGTTGTAAATTGACTGCTAAATCTACAACACCAGTTTGATGTTCTTGTGAAATATAATATTGCTCTAAAAATTCTCTAAAAAGTGGTGAATCATCATTCAAAAATTCTGGAATTTGTGATTCAACAATAGATTGAATTTTTACTCTTTTGATTTCCGACATCTTATCTTGTATAATTTCCGTTTACATAACTTGATGTGACCGCATATTGTGTTGCTGAAGTATTTTCACCAGATGTAATTACATCCTCCAACACACTTACATTAAGTTTGGTAGTATCTAGTTCCAAGTATATATCCTTCAAAGCAAGGACATCATTTGACTCTGGTATTGCTTCAATTTCAATACCAGCAGTACTTGTAGAAGATGTGAATATAATTGTAGTTAATTTGATTTCACCTTTCATATAATTAACAGTTCCAGCATTATTGTTTACAACAATAGGAATACCATCAACCAATTTAAAGAAAAATATAATTCCAGTTTCATCGGTTTTTGGAACATCACTCATGTATAATGTTCCACTTACATCTTTTACTGTAAATCCAGTTGATTTAATATTATATCCTCTACCATCAGAATTTAATTTTTTGATATGAAACTCATTTCCAAAGCATATTTCATATGTTGCTAATTTGTCAAATTCTGGTTGCAAATCTCTTCTAATTTTAATTTTAGTAATATTAGAAGTGATAGATGTGCTTGTATTATCAATCAAAGAAGAAACTTTACTATATTTAAATCTTCCGCCAAAACTATTTAATTCAGTCGATTTACTATAAGATTCTAAAGTTTTTATAATTCTCAATTGCAAATTATTTGGATCTATTGTAGTACTTTTGTCATAATAAACTGTTGTATCTATCTCAACATACATATACTTCAAATCAATAATTTCTGGTTTAATTCCAGCAATTGAATATTGTCTCAAATCTTTTTTGATATTATCTTTTGTAATTTGTGAAAGATATTTGCCCTCTCTTGGTTTAATTGAAATATAAACTTTACCGTATTCTGGTGGATCCAACTCATCCCCACCATATGCCGTTACAGTATCAACATTTGGAAATAGATATGGAATTAGACCTTTATAGTCATTTGCAGTTACTGCACGGTATTGTGATGCATATACTCTAGGTCCAAGATATTTAATGGAATCAATTGATTCAATATCATCACCATTTTCTGATGGTTGAATTGTAGTCAATAGAGAAATATTGTTTGTAATTGAAGTGCTATTATTATCAGTTAAAATTCCAGAAAAAGTAAAGTTTGCTGCACCATTTGCTTCCTTTCCATTGGTAATGATATAACTGATAAAAATTGTACTTCCACTGATTGGTTTTTTTCCTATAATATCATCACCAAATAAAATTTCATATTTCTCATCATCTATTTCTTGTATTAAAAAAAGTTTTGAATCTTTTTTTACTTTAAAAACATTTTCATATAATTCATACTTTTCCGTAATTACACCACTAACTTTTACACGAATTGTAGATGAATCTACACCAGTATTTGGAACTGTAAATTTTTGATTTAATTGTGATTTATCTACTGTATATGTTTTTGTTAAATATGAACCTTCATAGATATCAATTCCAGTAAAATTTGCATATCCATTATTATCAACTACTACCGTAATATCTTCTGGAATTGAAAAGATATAATTACCATTTTCAACAGCACCTAAAGCAACGATTCCTGCCTTCAGAGTGACTGTTTTTGAATTTAAACCTGTTGTATTGACTGTAAAACTAACCTTTGCTTTTGATGCACTTTTAGATCTAGGAACATATCCAATATTACGTGCAAGAGAGACTACATTTTCTCGAAGAGTTGCACTATCAATAAAGGATTCATTTACTGCCATATTGGTATTGAAGGCAGTAATATAAGAGTTGTATGCCAATACATCAATTAAACTTGAAAAATTAGAACCTTCAAAATCAAAATCCGTGAAATTACTATTCGATCTCAGATAGTCCTTTATCTGAGTACGTAAATCTTGGAAATCTAAATTTGTAAAATTATTGAAGGACATTATATTCTAGTTGGTTGTAAAAGAAACTCTATATTTTGAGGAGGAAATGGAAGTCCAACAATATCATAAGAAATTTTTACATTTAATTCATTTGAATCTTCCATAGATTCAACCATTACATCTCTCACTATAATTCTTGGTTCAAAGTTACTCAATACTGTTTTAATTTCTTCATCAAGTATTGTCGAAACTTCTGGTCCATTAAGTTCAAATAAAGAATCATCAACAGAGGTTCCCAATAAATTATTAAAGAACCTCTCACCAATACGAGTTCTAACTAAGTTAATAACAGATTTTTTAATTGCATCCTCATTTTTTAATATAAGAATATCATTCGTCACTGGATGTCTAGAAAAAGACAAACTAATGTCCTTAAAACTTCTAGAAATACTAAGCATTTAAACGATGAGTATATTTAATATATCTATAATACTTTTTAAATCATTTTTCCGTATGTTGGTTCAGTTCCATAGTTCCAATCATCATAATCTTCATCATTTCTAATTTTTTCATGTAATTCAGTTTGTTTCTTTAAATCGTGCTTTGGGGCATTATCATGCATAATTTCTTGAATGACTCTCTTTGGTTTTTCTATATTAATATCAGTGATGAGTTTTGTAGTTCCCCACATCTCTCTCATATAATTTTTGTCTCGATCAACTTGGTAAAATGACATTTTAGATCCTCTGTTTTTAAATTTAAAAACAGAACTTTTAAGGAGGTTTCTATCTCCTTAAACTATTTAACGATCTAATTGACGAAGTTTATAATTTTCTGAATTAAAATATTTT